TTTTGTTCTCATGGTGTATCTAGGTGCAACTAGAGAAATAATATCAGAAGGTAAAATGATATTTGACAACATAGAGCATTGTAACTACTACGCTAGAGAGATAACAAGACGTTACAGCACACACGGCATAGCACCTCAAGATAGGGTTGTCGCCTACTGCTTACCTAGAGTGAAAGATAAACAATGAGTATTGAATACAGAGGAGAAAAGTTTGCAGGTTATAACAAGCCGAAGCGTACCCCTGATCACCCGAAAAAAAGTCATGCCGTACTTGCAAAAGAAGGTACAACCATCAAGCTCATCAGGTTTGGTGAACAGGGAGCAAAGACAGCCGGGAAACCCAAAGCTGGTGAAACAGACAAAATGAAAAAGAAACGGGCATCATTTAAAGCTCGTCATGGAAAAAATATTAAGAGGGGTAAGTTGAGTGCAGCTTACTGGGCGGATAAAGTAAAATGGTAGCTAAATTTTTTCCTACTAAAACTACTCATAATAAGAGTGGATATAATATTGGGGGTTCTGTTACTTCTGATCGTGATTATAAACGAGAACGCCAACTTCAGAGTACTCCTATTGAGTTAGCTAAAAATGCTGCTCGTAAAAGGGCCAGACGTGCTTTAGAGAAAAATGGTGCGGTGACTAAGGGTGATAATAGGGATGTTGATCACAACGATGGCAATCCTATGAATAACTCTATGGGCAATTTATCTGTTAAAAGTAAAACAAATAACAGGTCGTTCCCTCGTAACAAAAACGCTGGTAAGGCATAGGAGAAGTGTATCATGGCTAAGAAACATAAAAGTGTTAGGGCAGCTCAAGAAGCTGGCTCTATGTATTTTTACGATAAGAATGGAACTAAGAAGCTTGCAGTAACTGCAGAGCAGCTTAACGCATGGAAGAAGAAGAATAAAGGTAAGTATAAGGGTAGCGCTCTTACTGCTTGGGCTAAGAACAAAGGTAAAGATGTTGGAGAGACAGGCGTTACAAAATCTCTAAGACCAAAGTTACGCCCAAAGAAAAAAGAAGCACCAAAGAAAAAAGATTCAATTAGTGATGAGCAAAGAAGTAGGCAAACTACTACTCCTAAGAGGGCTTTAAACAATAGTGCAATGTCTCCCGCTCAACAAGTTGAGAAGTTGCTAAAAGATAAAGCTGATAAACGTGCTGCTATACAAAAAGGCAGAGAAGAAGCTGATAAAATTCTTGCTGATACTAGCACTGGCGCTGGTTCTGGTCCTTCTACACGACCTAACAATAGACCAAAAGGACCAAAGGCTGAACAAAAACGCAGAGCAGATCGTAAATCACGTATGCCTGATGAACTTTCAAATGCCCCAATGAATAGCAGTAAAGGCCGCACTATGTCTGACCTAGAGGCAGAAGCTATGCTACGAAGGGGCGTGAATGATATCTATTTAGGTTCAGATGACGATGAATTTGGTAATAAAAAAGACCGCAGGGTAACAGGTGTTAGACCTCCCAGTCAAGCACAAAAAGCTTTTTCAACATCTCTTAGAGATGCAAAAATGAACAAAGGTGGTATGACTAAAAAATCAGGCTACATGGGTGGCGGAATGACTAAGAAAAAAGTTATGACCTACAACATAGGTGGCATGGTTAAGTCACAAGTAAACAATCTTAAAAAGGGAAAAGGCTAATGGCTGAGAAGAAAAAACCTGCTGCAAAGAAAAAGAACCCCCGTTTTGGTGGTAAACGTGATCTTAAGGATATAAGCGGAAATCAAAAAATTGGTTTTGAAGATACCTTTCTTGGAGACCTTTTAGGTTTTGACGGTAAGATGGGTACTAAAGGTAAGCCCGGATTGCTTGCTTCTCTTAAAGGCGCACGGCGTAAGAAGCCGGGAACAGCTACTACTACTAAAAAGAAACCTGCTGTTAAAAAGAAAATCGTAACACCAAAGAAACCTGCTGCTACAAGCCCTGTACGTAGGGGAGACGGAACAGGAGCTGGTACTAGAACAAGAGCTAAGATTCCTGAAGGTCGTAAAATTAACATGACTGTGCCTCCTAAAAAACCATCGCCTACAGGTACAGGTCCAGATAGAGGTCCACGACCTAATCCTAATGCAAGACCTTCTAAGCCACTCCCAAGAAAAATTTTTACTCCCAATGAAGTTAAGAAAAATATGAAAAAAATTACTAAAAAAGATTGGGATAAACTAACTCGTCAACAAAGAAAAAATATGGGTTTACCTCAAAGTCTTATAGAAAGAGTTCGCTTAGGTAATCCACCTTGGAAAGCAACAGAATCTGGTACACGTCCACCGAGAGAGCGTCCGGGAAGATAATAGTCCTTGACTTAACTAAACTCCCCTGCTATTATTCTAGTGGGGGTGAAATTTTAAACTCTGCATAGCGGGGTTGCAATTATAGCTGTATAAATTTTAACTTGAACATGGTATAACTGTTCTTATGGTACTAGCATAAGGAGGAATACCATGTTCAAGAATATTATTAAAGCAATACAGAATGCACAAGAACGTAGAGTAGCTTACTGGCAACTACAACATATGTCAGATAAAGCTCTTAGAGATATAGGAGTAACACGTGGGGAAATTAAACAAAAGGTTTTTGACCAACACAGTTAGTTTATACAAAGGTATAGTCTGTGCCTGATCTAACCAAGTCCAAGTTTCATACACAGGGGTACACTATTGCAGCTACTGCTGCAGATGCTAACGCTACCGCTGTGTACACTTGCCCTGCTAACTTTAGTGCTATCACTAGGTACTTACACATAAGCAATAATAATAGTTCTACTAAAAAGGTTTATGTGCAGTTCTATCATGCAGGGGATGAAGAGTATCATTACATAGCTAATGCACTTAGTATGGCGGGTAACTCTATAGCCAACTTAGTAGATGGTAATTATTTTAATCTACACTCAGGCGATAAGATTTTAGTGTATGTTGAAACAGCTAATACAATGGAAGTAATAGTTTCTGTAGAGGAATACTTTGACCCGCATCGTATCTAATAGATAGGAATAAGACATGGCTAAAAAAAGTAAAGTTAATGCGGCGGGTAATTACACTAAACCAGCTTTGCGTAAGCGTCTTTTTGCAAGGATTAAAGCTGGCACTAAAGGTGGAAAAGCAGGTCAATGGTCTGCACGTAAAGCTCAAATGCTTGCTAAAGCCTATAAAGAAGCTGGTGGAGGGTATAAGTAATGAAAGGTGTTAAACATTACTTACGTGATGGAACTTTATGGGCTGGTAAGACACACAAACACAAAGATGGAACAGCTATGACAGGGGCTAAAATGTCTAAGTCCTCTAAAAAGTTGTTTCATCTAAAAGACCTAAGCAAGACTGCTCAAGCAAAAGCAAAGAAACCTGTTAAGATGAATGCAGGAGGATTAGCGGCTAGTCAAAAAAGTCTTAAGTCGTGGACTAAGCAGGATTGGAGAACTAAGAGTGGCAAACCTTCTACACAAGGTCCAAAAGCTACAGGAGAACGTTATCTTCCAGCTAATGCTATTAAGGCTATGGGTGCTGGGGCGTATGATGCTTCTTCAGCTAAAAAGAGAGCAGATACTGCTAAAGGTAAACAGTTCTCTAAGCAACCTAAAAAAGCGGCTAAAGCTGCGAAACCGTACAGAAAGATGACATGAAAAACTTAACAGAAAAACAACAGAAGTTTATAGATGTTTTGTTTGAAGAAGCTAAGGGTAATCCTGTAGAGGCTAAACGTCTTGCTGGTTATGCAGATTCTGTATCTTCTACAAGCATTACAAGCGTACTTCAGGACGAGATATATGAAGCTACTAAACGTTACATTGCTTCCTCTGGTACACGTGTTGCCTATGGTATGATGGAAGTATTTAATGATCCCACACAACTAGGTAATAAAGAAAAGATAGCAGTAGCTAAGGACTTTCTTGACCGTGCAGGATTTGTAAAAACAGATAAGATAGAAGTAAAGGCTGAAAGTCCTTTATTTATTTTACCAGCTAAAAATGAAAACTAATAAAACTTGGAGGCTACCTCCACCAGAAAAACTAAGTAGTGGTCTCCAATGGTTTCCTGTCGTCCGTGTAGGCAGGGTAGTACCTTTTGGTTACGAGCAAGACCCTAATGATGAAGACATACTACTACCTCTAACTGAGGAACTAGAAACACTAGAACTAGCAAAGAAACATCTCAAACAATACAGTTATAGGGATGTTGCAATTTGGTTAAGCGAACAAACTGGCAGATCAATCTCTCATGTCGGATTAATGAAAAGAGTAAAACTTGAGCGAAAACGTAAGACAGACGCTGAAAATGCACGGTACTACGCCCAGCGCTACAAAGAAGCGGAAGCAAAAGCGCGGCGTCTTGAAGAAGAAAGATTCGGTTCAATTAGAAAAGAAACCGAAGACAGTTCCAGCGACAGTATTGCCAGAGCCGATTGAGATACAAAAAGCTCAGGAAGTTATCTTTGAGGCTAATCCCGGACCTCAGACAGACTTTCTCTCAGCATCAGAACAAGAGGTATTATACGGAGGAGCAGCAGGTGGTGGTAAATCTTTTGCTATGTTGGCTGACCCTGTTAGGTATTTTAACAACCCTCTCTCTAACAAACTTTTAGTTCGTAGAAGCACAGAAGAATTAAGAGAACTTATTTCTGTTTCAAAACAACTTTATCCTAGGGCTATTCCGGGAATTAAGTTTTTAGAAAGAGAGAAGACTTGGATAGCTCCTTCTGGGGCATCTCTTTGGCTTAGTTATTTAGATAGGGACGATGATGTACAAAGGTATCAAGGACAAGCTTTTAATTGGATTGGTTTTGACGAACTTACACAATGGCCTACACCTTTTGCTTGGAACTATATGAGATCACGTTTACGTACTACTAAGAACAGTGGACTTACTTTGTATCAAAGAGGAACTACAAACCCCGGAGGAGCAGGACACCAATGGGTTAAGAAAACTTTTGTAGACCCTGCCCCGCATAATACAAGCTTTGATGCTACTGATCCAGAAACACAAGAAGTAATTGCTTGGCCTAAAGGACACTCAAGAGAAGGCGAGCCTTTATTTAAACGTAGATTTATTCCTGCTACTTTATTTGATAACCCTTACCTTGCTGACGATGGCATGTACGAAGCTAACTTGTTATCTTTACCTGAGCATCAACGTAAGCAATTACTTGAAGGTAACTGGGATGTAAATGAGGGTGCTGCTTTCCCTGAGTGGAACCGCAACATACACGTAGTAGAGCCTTATGAGATACCTAGTAGCTGGGCAAAGTTTAGAGCGTGTGACTATGGTTATGGTTCTTACACAGGAGTAGTATGGTTTGCTGTAGCACCTGACGAACAACTTGTAGTCTACAGGGAAATGTATTGCTCAAAGGTCATAGCTACTGACCTAGCTGATATGATCTTAGAAGCAGAAGAAGGTGAGAAAATTAGATATGGAGTTCTTGACTCTTCTTTGTGGCATAATCGTGGCGATACTGGCCCATCTCTTGCTGAACAAATGATTATGAA